GGGTCAAAAGTGTTTCCAAAATCCAAAAAAGGACAAAAAAAATGTCCAATTTTCAAAAGTGCCGAGGTTTTATGAAAAAGGGGTATAAATTTCTCCCTTGTTAGCATTATGGTTTGGAACACCAAAAAAATCATCCAAAATTTGTTACGCTAATTTTTAAGTATTTTAGGCGAAAAAAACTTAAGCTTAATTTCTATTGCTATAATAAGCAATGATTGTCAATGATTTTAAGCCANTTTTAAGCTCCGAATATTACTGCAAATGTTGTGACTATAGNACTAGCAAGAAAAGCAATTTTGATAATCACAATTTGTCAGCAAAACATAAAAAATCAACGATTGTCAATTTTAGCAATGGTGAAATAAGCAAAATAAGTTCCAAGTATGCGTGCAAAAATTGTAACAAAGTTTATAAAGACAACTCTGGTTTGTGGCGTCATAGCAAAAAATGCATTAAAAAGGACGAATGCGACTCGGAACAATATGAAATGGAAGAAGAAAAAGGAAATTCAGACTTTAAAATTCTGGCAGAATTATTCAAACAGCAAATGAATGAAAACAAAGAATTGAAGGAGATGCTTCTTGAACAAAATAAGCAAATTATAGAGCTTTCAAAGGAGAAAAATACCATTATTAATAATAACACTACTAATAATAATCAGTTCAATTTGCAGTTCTTTTTGAATGAGCAATGCAAAGATGCGCTCAACCTTGGAGACTTTGTTGAGCAAATAACACTGCAACTAAGCGATTTGGACATGATTGGTCGCGTTGGATACGTGGAAGGAATGAGCAAGATCTTTTTACGGAACTTGAAGGCTCTTGATGTTTTCAAACGACCCATTCATTGCAGCGATTTGAAGAGAGAAACTTTATATATAAAAGACAAGGACTCGTGGGAAAAAGAAAATGGAGAAAATATTAAAATAACCCGAGCCATAAAAGAGGTTGAACATAAAAATATTAAACAAATCCCCATGTGGAGGGAAGAAAACCCAACAGCAGAAGATACAGAGACAAAGAAACATATGGAATATCAGAATATCTTATTGGAAGCCATGGGTGGCTCTACAATGGAAGACGATGCCAAGAAGCGCGAAAAAATTATTCGCAATATTGCCAAAGAAGTTGTTATTGAGAAAAAACCGGAGAAATAAAATAACGTTACGTCAACTGCAACCGAATTTTCTTCTTAAATTTTTCTTCGTCATGAAAGACATACAACTTATATTCACGCAAATCGTAATTTTCAATATTTTCCCTAAATGTAACACGAGATGCCATTTTTAATTCAGGCAAATAAACAACATATTGAAAAAGTCCATCATTGCGAACAATCTTATCAAATACATAACCTGTATAATTTTTCTCCATGATTTCCGGAGAAGTTGTGCACATATGCAATAAATTGCAATCGTGTTGAACTTTCCTAATAGATCGCATAGTAATGTTAATATATTCTAAATCTGCAATCCATTTTTTATAGAATGCGATAGCATTTTCGGACAATTTAATAATGCCAGTATTCTCTTGGAATTGAATAATATTTAATAAATCTACCAGACGGCGAATTGGTGAAGTTATATGAACATACGCATCCATTTCAAGCAAATTGTGAGCGATTGTTTGCCCTTCTTCCAAACAGCTAACGTCAATATATTGACCTGCTGCGCTATTCCATATCTTGATAAACTTTCCGACCTCTTCAGGAAGTGATTCTGGAACGGCTACTTCTTTTCGCATAATTGTATAACGAAAAATTCCGTTTTTATGAGAAATAAGATTTTTAGCAGTATTATAGTTCATTAGTATCATTAAATAGCAAACCATCTCGTGACTGTTGCGAACATTGTTGATATACTTGTAGTTTTTAGTTAAGGTCTTAGTAGTTTCAAGAATTGCATTGTAATTATCATTTTCTAGAAGAGCGTGTTCTTCGTAACAATAATTCTTTGTAACTCTAATCATGCAGTTTGAATATTTAATGTCAGTTATCAGGTCACCGTCAATAATTATATCCATTACAAACGCCAATCTAGTGTGTTTTTCTTGCAAACTACACAGGCAATCAGATAGAATGGTTGGCAACATAGGTCGCTTTCTATCCGGTAAATAAATTGTTGAAATGCGACGAGAAAAAGAGTCCCAAAGATTAAGAACGTCCATCCAGATTGTTACATTGGATATGTATATGCTTAACTGCTGCATACCATTTTCCAAAGTGCGAACGCTGAATGCATCGTCAAAATCCTGACTGTTTGGTGGATCAATAGTTATAATATTCCATTCGGAGTTATTTGTTCTATCAATAATGTCCGGGTATTTTACGCGAATATTTTCAATAAAGGCATCGTGAGCGTGACTCTTAAGCGCTTTGGATGCGTCCTTTGTGAAATTCTGAATAGACGCGTTCAAGCTCTTGCAGTATAGTTGATATTCATAGAAATTGTCAAGCACCTCAACGGGACCGATTAATTGGGAAATCACTCCACGTGGGTGCTTGTCTTTCCATTCAGAAAAATTAACAGTAACATACTGATTAACAAAAACCTTTGAAAATCCTACATTTTTCATTTCATATGAGATAAGAAACGTAGGCAGTCTTCTATCGTCTGGAATGCATTTGTATAAAAGTTTGCCATTTTCACCGCGACCATATGTTTTGTTGCCCTTTAAAATAAGGACACCTGGTATATTATTAGAAGTTCTAACACCAGAGTGTAAAATTTTAAATTCAGGTTCAATCGTAAATATATCATTTGTAAACAACTTTTTCTCCGCTGGATTTATTTCTTTAAGTTCAATTTCCTTAAACTCTACTACAGTTAAAAAGGTCCATGATGTATATGCTCGGTCATTAACGTGCACCTTGTATATGTGCGCCATGATATAGCGTGTTATTATATAATATGCGGCGATAGCTTTAACCCATTGTTGAATAATATTGTTAGACCAATAAAAAATTTTTATGTTAAATGCGGATGTATCTTGTTGAGGCTATTGATTAAGAGTAGGTTGAGGCCAGCTTTGTTCCATAATAAATACTTACAATAATTCTCTTTTCTTTTTTATCCAAATATATTTGAGACTTGTCAATAAATTTATTTTCATTATTGCCTTGGTGAAATCTTCTATATTTTCCTTGGAATGCCTTTACAAACTCCGTAATGTAAACGTTATAAGTTGTCGCAGTTTCATTTGGTTCAACGGTTTGGTCCTCACCACCTGCATCTTTAATTCGGTTAAGCTCATTCACCAAACTTGGATTATAAATAGCAATAATATTGTGAATAGATTCATTATTCCATTTATTTGAATTTGCAATTCTTACAATTGTACCATATTGCTGAGGAGTTACAACAAATACAAATGGAACAGTTTGCGGGTTGTGGGGGTCATCTGCAACGCGATAAGGAATAATAGCATTTTCCTCAAGTCCAACAACGTGCATTGAAGAAATTAGACTGGGTTTTGCCTTTTTAACAACTCCATTTTTCTTCTTAAAAGTAGAAGTCTGAAAAGAATTTAAACCAAATGGGTTATTGTAGACTTCTTCGTAACATTCTATTGCGGCAATAGATGTTCTATGCGGACCCGTCTTGTGAATTATTTCTCCATCATTATTCAAAATTATGTTGCGCCAATATCCGGACATTCTACCAGGTTTTGCTTGGATTTCTGTATTATAGTCAACTCTATCATTTGGTTTATAAAGTTCATGAGTTGCTCCAATGCGAATTTTGTATTGATTTGGAATAAGAACCGCACGTCGGTAAAATCCTTTCACTGCAAGAACAACGTGCGAATCTAGTTGAGCCACAAATAATTTTTCTTCATCCTCGGAGGATAATCTATCCTCTGAGTTATGTTCAATAAATTTAATTTTGTGTTTTTTACAAGCTGTTTCCACATAATCCTTGTTTTTGTTATTTGTTCTAACAGTACTAACGCGATAGTCTGAACCATAATTTTGAACAATGTCTTCAGTTACCCATTTTTCAGCAGAAGCCAGGTTTGTCATGGGATACCATGGTTGAATAATTCCCAAATCTAGAAAATCCTTGTGTCCAATATAAGAAGCAGGGATTGTCATTTTATAATGAGCGTGCAAATCACCCCATTGGTCTAGTTGATACAACTCTTTTATTAAGGTTGCGCTAGCAAATATAAACCTAATATTGTTCTCCTTGATGTAATTTATATTCAACAAACCTGCATCGCTTAGAACGTTATGCAATCGCAAAAACTCTTTAGTAGCTGTATCAAACTCATCAATTTGAACCAATGAATTTTTCAAATTTTTCAAAGGGGCGTTTTTTAATTGGCCGTGATGATATATGTTATTTTTTAAGAAACTTGGCGATTTGTCTTTCATGTCAGTTTCCCAAGCAATACAACTCATTCCAGTTAAAATAAACGAATTCTTTCTATCTAGAATAAAATTGTCATCAGGATGTGTCAACGCTAGTTTTGCAATTTCAATCATAAGACCATCCATACCTACTTTTGTTTTTTTAGAAATGCTTACTGCATAAACTCCTTTCACTAACAATGCAATAATTTTTTCGGCATCTGTTTTCTGATTTTCATAAATATATTCAGAGGTTGCTTTTGGGTCTCCATTGTAGAATTTTTCATTATTTTCCGCAATTGCTGCATCATACGACGCTTGAACGGTTGCGCGCTGCGCTTGAAGTTGAAGATGTGTCCTCATTGTTTCCATATTGTATACAGTTTAATATATTTATTACTTATTTTTCAATTTTTTTTTAAAAAAGCGTTAAAATAAAAACATTTATAATACAGAATTGTTAATGGTTGTCGTGTTGTCAAAGTTGGCGGCTTTTATTTCTTCGGTGGACTGTTCCTCCGCCTTTTCACCCTCTACCACACTTTTCGCCGGAGAAGAAACATTTGAACTCTCATTTTCTAAAGGTTTGGCCTTCAGATTAAAATCATTAATATCGTGCTTCTTTGCAACTTCTCTCTTGACATTCTGGAGTTGGAGTGCGTGTAAAGCAATGTGTGGCACAATTGCCGCATTATTCATATATGTTCTGTATCTGAAACAAGCAATACAAGTTTCCTTTTCAAATTGGATGCTATACCACCAGTAAGCNGGAATATTGATGGTTTTTCCCGGGGTTAATGTCACCTCAAGACACTTCATCTTGTCAAATTCTGCACTATATTGCGGTTGAACTTTCCAAGGGTTAACCGGAGATCTAAACTCAAAATTCTCATAATCTCTCACAGGATACAAGTATTTTGAGCTTTGTGGAGGAGCCAATTTAATAATAGCCTTTCCTTCTGTTATTAAAAAGAAATTGCGATAATTTATTTCGTATCTAAATGGTGTTTTTGTTCCATCTGAACCCATCATTATATCATAATTGCAATTGGAAACCATTGGAGGACGAATAAATTCGTCATTGTATTGCATGTGCTTAATAACTCCAGTCTCTTGTAAAAAATCAGAATTATTTTCAGAAAAATAGGAAGATGTTTTATCTTCATCAAACAGTCGTTTAGCAGAGTGCAACGGCAAAGGAATATAAATTTCACTGCTGTAGTCGGGATCATTTGCGTTTCTAATTTTGACTTCAAATGCGTGATAATTGTTTTGAATGTAAGACGAGTTGGCAGTTTGAATAATCTTATCATTTTCAAAATCAAAAATAACGGGTTGCCTTAAGTCGCATATTTCGTCCAATTTATCTTTAGATGCCATATCTAATTCGTAAACTTCTAAATCGTTGCTAGTCTTCAAATGAAACTGGATGTGTAGATAAATGAATAAGACTAGACAAAAAACAAAAAACGCAATAAATATTTTCAACATGATTAATAACTAATAAAAACAGACAATTAATTTTTATTATTTATACTCACTTTCAACCTTTAAAAAAGGTTGAGCCAAATTTTAGAAATAGGAGGGGTCGTAGGGTCTGGAAATCCGACGGATTTCTGATGACCTTGGTTCCCTACATTACTCAACCTTGGGTGCCAAGAAGAACATAACCGAACTATTGTTTCCTAAATCATACTTTATCTTCAAAGGCATATCGGCGCTGATTGACATTTCAATTTCTGAGGCCAGTTTTGTTGTAATACACATCTTATTAATATAATTTAGACTATATGAGATATCAATAATCTGGCCTTCCGAGATTGAAAACTCTGACAAATCATCTATGGGAATATTGACAAGCATCTCGCCGCAGTCGCCCTTGGAAATAAGGTCAATCTTTTCTTCGCTGCATTTAATGTCAATAACATCACCGAATGTTGCTAGTTGCGAAATAAGTTCATTCATCTTTTTTGCTTTAATAGAGAATTCAACATCATAATCAACGCTTGGAATTTCAAGCAAATCCGACTCCATATCAATTAGTGGAACCTTGAAATACTTGTTGAACTCTCCCTTTGCGTTGGTCAAGTCAATCTCAATAGAGTCCGCAGCTCCATCGTAATGAAGTGTTATAGAGTCTTGTTCCTGTGACATGGATAGAATATTATAAAGAATCTGTGAATTTAAACAAACATTCTTAAGGTCGTCGTCTTGAATCTCGTATTTGTCAAACCACACATTATAGATTCTTGCGTCAAATAAGCAGACGTGACTGCTATCCATACCCTGAATATAAGCATGGTCTTCCAAGAATATAATAGTTATAGAGGTAGACGCTGCCTTCAAAAGCTGAAACAGCGAAATGAAAATATCCTTTTTTGTCTTTTCCGTTATAGTAAGCAACATTGTCTTTATTTACAATTAAAAAATCTATTTAATATAGTTCAATTTTTTATGATAATTCCACTTTTATTCTTGGTTAGTAAAAATCTTTATCAAGGTAATCTTCCAATCTGTGTCAATTAGTGGACTGCATTCACTCAAAATATTTGCAAGCTCCGCAAAATAAATACTATTCATGAGTTCAGGCGCCTGATTCCACATGTCTCTGTGCCTAGGAGCAGTCGTTTTAATTGTAGTATCATTAAACTCAATAATTTTTTCTCTAAGAACAGTTTGGTCTTCAGGAATAATTTCCAGTAAACGTGGTATAACATCCTTAACATTTCTATATGATGACGACATATATGCAATTGTGCAATAATTAAAAGTATTTATTTTGAAATCAATTTTTTTATTCATCTTTCACCAATTTAATCTTTTGTTGTGTTCTCTTATCAATAAACGCGCTTATTACTGCAAACAAATTTGAAAAAATATATGGCGCATTGTAAATATAACACACTTTTAGCTTTTCTGGAAACATCGTTTTTAATATTTCCGACATTTGTTTTATAAAACCAAAATACTTTTCAATGTGAAGAAGTGTAGTTGAGCTCATATTTACATGAAAAACAAACAACTCTTGTGTTTTAAGAACATTTTGTATTACATAAATTATATGCTGAATAATAGCTTCATAGTTTTCTGGGCGCGATAAAAATTTAAAATATCTATAATCAAGAACAATATCATTATTTTTCAATTGGAAACACAAATTATTTAATAGGTGATTAAAAGATATTGTAATAATATTTTTTTTTGTATTTTTTAATTGTTCGTCTTTTAAAAAATGATTAATTAAATGTTTTTGAATGTTGTCTAAATTATTGGATTCGTTAATAGTTGAACTCATCATTATTATAATATATATATTTTTAATGTATATATTACACAGTTAACCATAAGTCTCCCTAATTTCTACATATGTCATACGGCGCCCATTTCTTTTTATAAATTCTTTTTCTCCCGTTTTCATTAAATTTGTAACTGATTCACAAAGCATGCGTTCTCCATCTGCTTCTATTTTTTTTATAATATCCTGCAAATTTTCCGGGTTTGTTTCGCTGAGTGGCTGGTCCTTTTTAGCTTTTTCCATTGAAAATTATGTATATAATAAGATATATACTTCTTTATATTATTCCATCGTATATTTTATTTAATTGTTACTGTCAATAGTTTCCTCAACAATAGCATTTTGAAGACCAAGCAATGCCTGAGCAGACGCGTCGTCTACCACGTTTCCACTGACAATATCATCGTTACATTCTTCTGCGTGGTCAACAAATTCATCATTATTAAAAACAATTTCAGAAAGTCGCTTATTTGTTTGCATTGTAAAAGATTGCAATTGAATTAATAAATCTTTTACTTGAACCATTTCAGCCTTTAATACATCAACAGAGTCGGTTAACTGGGAGTTGACAGAAACAGGTGTTGTTGACGCAATAACCGTTGGCTTTTTCTCAGCTAAAACTTTCTGACCCTTTTCAAGAGCCTCCAAACGTTGTGCGATATTTGCAAGAACTGCGTCGTCAACAACCCGAGAATTTTCTCCTAAACTCATTTGACCATCCACTGGCATGTTTTGAACAATTTGCTCAACACGACCTAAACGCAAAGTAATCAGGGCAATCGCATCCGAAATAGTAAGTTTTGCTCCGCCTTGCATTTGTTGTCCTGGTCTTCCTCCATTAATTTGTTGTGGTGGCGGAGGCATATCTCCACCCGCTCGTCTAGATCGTGCTGCTGCGTTTGATCTTGCGCTACTCATAATAAAGTTATTCAACAATTTGTTTTTAACTTATTTACGCGCAACTATTTACTAAAATTAAAAATCAAAATAAAAATCTGCAGTTATTTTATACAACAATGCAAAACTTATTTATTTATACTATGATGTTTTTTCACTTCTTAATATTTTCATTGCCAATATTAGTTATTTTATTAAGCGACAGTTTATTCGTATTGATCATGATGGATTTATTTTTTATAATAACTTTAATATTAAATTATTATTACGGCGACTGTCCGGTAACACAAATTGAGCAACATTATGGAAACACGACAATGATTGACACAGCAAATAAACTCTTCCCAATTAAATATGATAAGAAAAATCGCAACGTAGTTACTCTTCAGTGGATATTTATGGCCATATTAGTTGCAACCACAAAGATATTGTTGCTATTTATTAAATCATCATTAAAAAAATATATCTGCAAATAATATAACAAATAAATAACATGATTGCAGAAGAAAAACAAGCCAACTATAACAAAGAAGACCCATTAATTTTAAGTTTATACAAAATATATTTCATAAACTTTGCAGCGTTTTGGGTTCTTTTTGCATACATTTTAATCATTGCCTATAAAACAGATCATAATTACGCGTTGGCAATCTTAACATTGTTTTTTGCCGAATATTGGTGTTATATTACGCATTATATTACTCATAATAAAAACTTTGAATTTATTGGTTTCATACATTTATTTCATCACACACCAAAATATGCAGACGCAATTTGGGTATTTCTTGTTGAATTGCTCTTGAACTTTTTCATATATGGGGGGTTTGTTTTGATATTTTTAGGAGAGATAATAAAAAGGTTGTTTTCAATAGAAATATTTAATAGCTATGTTCTGTTCTTTTGGTCAATAGTATATAGCTCGTATCACCTAATTAATTTTCATTATTTGAAATCACCCACCCACAAAGAGCATCATCTTCAAAACGGTCAATTAAATTATGGACCAGACTGGATGGATATTATTTTCGGAACAAAATTGCACGATAACCCTTTTGAAGACTTTAATAGTTCGGCGTTAAATGGCTTTATTGGGTTAACTGTAGTATTGTTGTTGAAGCAAACACCGTACGACCCTATTCGCTATATTGAAAGCTTATTTTAGGAAGAGTTTATTTAGAAAAAGACGGTATTCACATATTTTAATTTCTTTTTATAAAACATATGGACAGTCTAGACGATTCAAAATTATCATCAAAATTAGGATTTTTTAAATACGTTTTCAACTTTGACGATGACACAAAGGCAGATCTATTGAATATTACACAGTATTCATTATTATCATTTGTACCTATTGTGATTTTAAACAAGGCAATGCAAAAATTTGTCCCGGAAGCGGACGAGGAAAAAGGGAGTCTTGAACTTTTAGCGGAAGTTGTTCTTCAAATTGTGGTGATGTTTATTGGTTTATTTTACATACATAGAATTACGACATATTTACCAACGTACAGCGGAACCAAGTATCCCGACAACAGCATGATTTATATTATATTGTCAGTTTTGTTAATAACCTTAAGCTTGCAAACAAAATTGGGGGAGAAAGTGAGCATTTTATTTGACAGATTAGTTGATTTATGGGAAGGTAAATCAGCAGATGATAAGAAAAAGGGCAAGGGAAAAGGTAAGGGAAACGTAAAAGTCTCCCAACCCATCTCTGGACAAAATCAGTTGCCCAATAATGCAAGCGCAATGGGAAACTCATTATACGGTGGGATGAGCCAGGGAACCACATCAATTAGCAGCTTGCCAACAGAACCAGTTCAACAAAATGCTCCCGATTATAACGCAATGTATCGCAATGACGCCACCCCAATGCCGGGAGCGGCNACTCCTGGAATGGGAGACCCATATGGTGGCATGATTATGGCCGCCAACGAGGTTCTTGGAGGGAGCGCATTTGGTGCAAATTGGTAAAAATAATGTTTACTTAATAAATTAACATTATTTTCTTTAATTGTAATTATTAATATCATAATTAATCTCCGACAAACATCTTAATACTTTTTGATGATCTGCGTCTACGTTGCTCCCCAATGTTGTTTCTATGCCTTCTTGAATTATTAACCATGGAAAATAAGAGTAAGAATGCCCATTTAGTTCCAATTTACTGCTCATCCAATCAGCCACCGCATAATTATTTTCAAACATGGAAATCATTGTTTTCGCTCCCTTTTTTGATAGTATATAACCACCGCTTAAAAATTGTTCGGTTACTTTTACCCATTTGTTTTTAGGTTCAATCGGTTCAGATGCATTTAATAAAATCATGTCCCATTCAGGATCGTCTATATCTGTAAAAAACTGTTGTAGTTTTTGTTTCCAATTAACGTCAAAACAAGCGTCGTCTTCTAAAATAAATGCATATTCTAATTCATCTGAATTAACGAGATGTTTCCATATATTTAAATGTGATTGAGTGCATGCTTTTTGCAGAGGACTTAACCAATGCCAAAAATTATCAACTATTTGACCATTTTCTGGAGTGGCTGCCAACCATCTGGTCGCGTCTAATCCAGCGCATTTAAAACGGTCCACTTGTTTTTCCCATCTAACTTGATGCGAAAGTACTGATATGCAAAAAGTATTGGTTTTATTAAATAAAAAAGTCGGTTTATCTAAATTTAAACATTCATAAAAATATTTCCACGTCTCTTGGTATTCCAATTCAAGAATAATATTGGAAAACTTTTCTTCAACAAATTGTAATGAAATTTGATCTTCTATCCCACATTCTTTGATATTGTGAAACCAAAATTCATTAAAATCCTTAACATTTTCACTATTTTTTATTATACTGAATCCACCGCAATAAAATACGTGTATTTTTTCGGAGAACCCTGATTCCAATTGTTTTTTAATGTATTTATTATAGTTGTCCTTTTGTTTGCAATATTTTTCATATTGAATTGCTGCGTTATATTCATCCCAAACACTAGTATATTTATTTGAATGTGGATGTTTTGTCAGAGCTACAGTTTTATTTGAATCATTCATTCTTATAATGCAATTATTCACAGATGAATCAAAAACTTTTAATTTTGTATCAAACCAGCACAAATATTCATAATTATTCAAAATTTCAAAATGATGCGGGCAAGAACGCAATTCTTTGCTACTCATTGCATCCAAAACATCATCATTATAAATTGGAATTTCATTCATAAATATTCTTATCCATTTTGTATTATTTAACGCATCATAAATACTTTGGTTGTTTGTGAAATAATAACAATCGTTACACTCAGATGGTATTGGAGGTATTAAACAAGAGTAATTGTCATTTCCTCCAAAAAAACAAGTATAATAACCCAAATATTTCATCAGATAATAAGTATATAGTAATTTATTAAAACTCTAATAGATGTTTTTTACAATTCATATAATACCAATAAAGCGAAGTCAAATACTCTTCATTTAAATTGCATTTCTTCAAACAATAAGATTTCCATACAAACTTACAAGCCTCGTAACATTTTATATAATTTTCATTATTATAACTATTTCTTATAAAATTATGTATTGGTGGTTCAGGTGAATCATAAATAAATGTATAATTTGTTATCATTTGTTGGTAATCTCCATAATAATGTTCAAATAGCTCCGGATTTTCAAAATAAACAGGACTATATAATTGCTCATCAGCGTGGCCATAACCTTGTTCAAGATACTCTAAAAATTTATTTTCAATTAAATCGCAAACTTTGTACATATATTCGGAATTTCCAGTAAAAAAACCACTACACATACCACATCTACCCCAAAGAAAATATTCCGATGTATTTTTAACCAACCCTTCGGGAATATAATCAATATAACAAGTTGAAAATTTATCGCGTTTAATAGATAATGCTTCATCCAAACGAATCAAATTTTGATATCCCATTCTCTCAATACAAAAATTAATCCAGGAAAAATGAGTACTATTGAATGGATTGCTTTCAATAGTCTCTTTCAACATAATGTATCTTGAGGTGCAAAATAAATAATAACTTGCCGTGTTTCTATTGTCAAAATTATACGGCTTTTCTCTTCTGTTTTGATAAATTTTATCTCTATATTCTTTAAACGTTCTAGGATCCTTGTTTTTAAAGACAAAATCATCAAACTCGCAAATAATATATTTTGTTTTTTCGTTCAAGTATGTAGGTCTAATACTACGAATAGTATCAAAACTTTCATTGTCGCAATAAATAACCAAATTATATGGTAAAGATAGAGTAGAAATAGAGTGTTCTAAATAATAGTTCTTGTCGCGTTTATTAATTTCCTCGCTTGCATCCGGACATTTTGTCAAGTTAAAATAAGCAGTAACTAGAGTCCAATTAGTGTTGTCATATTTATTAAAAGAAATTTCATTATTAAATGTAAAGATTCCTGTGCCAGACCAGTGTCCAATGTCAGTTAAATCGTAACGTTCATTATAAGGAATTTTGTGCCAAAAATTGTTTCTCATTTCTTTAAAATACCAGATATCGTCACAAACAACAAACCCTTGATAATTAATACATTTTAAATAATTATAAAATTCCATTTCCATGCACCCGTTGTGCGGGTCAACATCCAAAAATATAAATGCACTACGCAAAATAGTTTCTTCCCATTTTTTACACACGTCTGCATCAAATAAATTTTCAATGTGGAATTGAACATTCTTTAAATTTCTTATTTCATTATTAACAACGTTGTCAACAATATCAAATGAATGAACGATGTTTGTATCATTATATGATAAAGCTAGCGCTGAATTGCCGCGATGTGTTCCAATATCAACAATGATGGCATTGTTAAATAATGATGATAAATAAGAAAGCATTCTATAATGTTGCTTTCCAGGAACATCTTTAAATTCTGCAATATTGTCTGCTGACGACAATGCGATAACGTCGTTAAATTTAGCATCAAAAGATACATTGTTGATTAGTTGACTTGTTATATTATAATGCATATAACTAATTAACGCTACACGCTTTTAAATTTAAATTATTTTAATATAAAAATAATTTAACACAATACTATATCAATCGTAAAATAATGGACGTTGAAAAATTACTAAAAGCGTTGGACAATGAAGAGAATTCCAAGTTTATGAATTTAACAACGAAAAAAATTAATGATATGAAATTGGAAATTCTTAAAGAGTTGCAGTTGTCTCATCAAGAAATAACAGAAATTATGCGAAAATTGAAAGAATATATGTATGTTGATGAGATGAATGAATTGCGACACGGTGCTTTTATAAGATGGATACCTATAAAAGACCCAGATAATTTGCATCTAGCAGCGGGAGGACTTTTGTGCGCAATAAACGTAACCGATGCAGGCGTTTCTCTCACGTGCAAGAATTTTGCACATAAACATTATCAAATAAAGATGGATGAATGTCTAGTATTCCAGAAACTGACAAATCAAGAACAAGTGCTTTTGTCTGCAATGGATCATCTTGCAAAATAATTAGTGTCTATGTTTTCTGGTTTTATTGCATTCACAGTTTTTAAACAATCCAGGAATAAATTTGCCAATCTTGATGAAAGCAACTTCAACTGGTTTTAACCCACGTTTAACAGTTGAAACAAGTTTTCCGTTCTTATAATATTTAACGCTCTTGTGACCTTTTCCTTTCTTAATAAGAACCTTTCTAACCGTTTTTTTGCCACCGGTTTGATGGGCTTGAGTATTAGAGTAGTTAAACGCAGAGTTAGTATACATTTATATATTTTGCAAAGAAAAATAAATAAATGAGTAATATATAAAATGAAAGAATTATACGTTCATTTGTTTCATATTTTAATAGTTGGAACGCTGTTCTTGTATGTAGGAATTAAATCCACGAATACACCCACATTCATGTATCCTATTTTGCTAACTCTTGGAATCATTATTGTTTTTTATCACGCATACAAGACTTATCTAAAAGTTTCCGCAGGAAAAAATCCATGGGTCAATTTGTTTCACATGTTTGTTGTTGGACCACTTTTGATTTATATTGGATACAATAAACAGATGACACCTAGATACGCATTTGAGTTCCTATTGATGTTGGGATTTGCTGCCATTGGTTATCATGGTTATTACGCTATAACCGGTCATAATTAAATTGAACACCTATATTCAGTTTAATATTTAAATATAGATGTATAACGCGCGTTATCTTTTAATTTAGTTCTTTCACCTAAGAAATCAAAATATTTTTTTGATAAGGTATACTGTTCGTGTTTTTTGTTTTTTAATACATTTAAACGAACTTTCATAATCATGGCTACTTGCCAAATTCGTTTATGTGTATATTTTTTATTCTTGTATAACTTTTCAAGTTTATCAATGGTATTTTTAACGTCTTCTATTGTTTTATATTTAATGTTAATTGTGTCTTTTGGATTTTTATCTATATACACATCAAACGATTTCTTTGGATTATTAGGATTGTATAAAAACCGTTTTTTTGTTTTTGATTTGTTTGCCATTTTTTTATGCATGCGTTTTATTGTCTTCATAACATATGAAAAGAAATAAAATATTTAAGAATGAGCGTTTGGATAGTTTAGAAAAGGGGTTTATTTGTAACAAGTTCCTGCGCTATCATTCCCAATGAAGCAATCATGGCAAGTCGTCCATGGTTTATTTCAGCTTCCAACATAAACGTCTCATCTTTCCCTAAGAATGATTTGGGTAGTGAAAATCCAAGGCTACCAGGTTGGTAATCATCCTTCATTAAAAAAAAGTTTGATGAACCCTTAAACGGGTCCTCCCAACCCAATACCATAGATTGTAATTCCGACGCAGCAACTGCACTCACAAACGCCGAGACAGCAAACACGTCTGCATTATCTAAAACATGAATACCTTGTTCATGAGTCACGAGTTCAGTTACAGGAATTGCTACTGCTGATATCATTCCCCAGCGACCGTGTTTTAGTTCAGCTTCACGAAGCCTTAATAATTCACTATTCGGCTTGTTATTCGCAAAGCCTAGGGGATCAAAATAACCCAGAGGTTTTGTTGAACCATAAAAATAAAAACTATTGACACTACAACAAAATAGGACGAATAAACCAACAATCTTATTCATTTATATCTTATTTGATTTTTTATTTTTAAGTATTTTTTTTAAAATATTTAATAAGTAAATTTAGCAAGACGAGTCAACCCATTTTTTAGTAACAACTGCTTCCACGCTTTCAAGTGCCCCTTGAGTCCAGCCCTGGTTCACGCTTATCATTTCTCCAACAACAAGCATTCCAGGCATTGGGGTTTGTGCTTTCTTGATAAAGTCTTTCCGGTTTTTAAACGGTCCATGCAATGGTTCATAATAATGAGTTCCAATTGGCCAATAAAATTCCTTAATTGCAATCAATTGCAATACTCCTTCAGGAATTCCAAGAGCATCTTCAAGCAAGTCGCAAAAATAGTCTCTATTTTTTGGAGTATTTTCTAAGCGGTCTTTCAAAAACTTGGCATCATCATTATCAGTGTAAGCAATCATATATACGCCTTTTTCCGAATTCATTGGTATAATTTTTTTCAAAGGTCCAGGCACAACAGTATATCCGTGAACAAACTGTTTCATTGTCTCGGCGGATGCTTTGGTAAATTTGCCATATAAACGCAAAAATGGTTGTCCGTGAATCTGTTTATATATTGGATCGTTTGGAAGAAGTTTTTGAACACTGCTTATGGTGGTTGCTAATATGACTTTTCTGCACGAATAAGAAACGTTTTTTTCAGTGTGAACAATGAAGTTACACGGCGAAATCTCTTTAACTGAAGTTACATTGCTAGAAACGCGAATATTTTGAAATCCAACTTTTTTAGCAATTGTATCAACCAAAAGTTTCCATGGAATGTGCAGAGCAGTCCAATGACCAAAATTGTCTTCAAATCCGTAATTAAAAAGAGTATCCATGGCGTCTTCATTTTCATAGTCAGTGTAACCAGCGCAAATGGTAAAGCGTTTGTATACAACCGGTCCTAGAATAGGTAACGCGAATTCTTTAAACGTCTTTTTTGACGGAGTTTCTTTAAATTGTTTTTTTAATATATTAAATACTTTCTTTGTGTCACATGGCGGTGAAATAGTTTTCGCGTAATTGTGCGAGACTTGAAATTCGCCATAGGGTATTTTTAACTCTTTCAAGAGTTCAATTAGTAAATAGTCTTTTTCCTTGCGCCCTACGCCTGCACCATTTACGACTTGAACACCTTGAAACATTTCATTGCCGAGTCTACCGCCGAGCCATTGTCTTTTATAGCGCTCAAGAACAAGCAACTTTGTTTCTGGGGCCATTTTAAGGATTTTATATGCGCTATATAATCCGGAAATACCTCCTCCTACAATAATTGTATCATATTTATTATGCATTGACATATAATTATGATAGATAATAATTTATAAATGCTAAACGCCCCCTAGCGTCGTTTTTGAGTTTTTGTTTTGTTTTTAGTTTTTGGAACAGTTAGTTTTCGTGCAGTCTTTTTCAATTCAATGCTGCGTCCATTTTTACATTTGAATTTGCCACGCGAAAGACCTTTTCTGTTTAAAACCGTTTTAGTGCAAATTCCGATGGATCGCGGCTCTNTTACCTTCTTTATGCACGAACACAACTTCTTTGCTAAAATTTTTTCAGCATTTGTTTTAATGTCTTCTGTTTTTTTAGGGACAGTTAAACCATAATAATCAAGTATTTTTGAGTAATCTGTTTTTGAAATTTTATAAGGCATGAAATTTATTTATATTATGCAAAGATTTAATTTATTTAGCGACTAGTTAAAAAAATAAATATAAAAGCTAAATTAAACATATAAATGGAATTTATTATAACGGAAAACGATAAAGATGAATCGCAAGAACAACGGCTTCAGCAATGTGGAATTCCAAAAAGAATATTTCAGACGCACAAGTCTATTCAATATATTCAGAGTAAACCTAAATTGCAATTTGCATTAAATTCTTGGAAGCGTTTTGTTCCTGAATTTGGTTATCATTTTTATACAAATGAAATGTGCGATGAATTCATGAGAACTGAAATGGTTGAAGAATTTGGCGAAATTGTATATGAGGTTTATAATAGACTCCCATTATCTGTAATGAGGGCAGATCTATGGCGTTATTGTATTATATATAAATATGGTGGAATATATG